AAGAGCGAAACATTCAGCAACGAGCTTCAATCAGCCATAAAAGCAGGATACGAACCAGAGTACGCAGCTCAAATAACTACAACAACCTGGTTCATAGAAAAAGTTAGAAGGATGAACATGCTCGGGAAAGCAGAGAAAGTCCTAGATGAAATGCTTGAAATGCCTGTGGAGGTTTTAGAGTGGGAGGGATATGGCGGAGACAAGGAGCAGTTAGTGAATACCTCGCCAGCATTAGTCAAGATAAAACAAGATACGGCTAAGTTTATAGCAAGCACAGTTGGGAAAGATGAAGGATACAGCAATAGGACAGAACATACAGGTAAAGACGGGGAAAGTTTAACGGTAAACATAGTTCAATATGGACATAACAATCCCGACAAAGTTTAGTCCTCGTGAATATCAGTTACCGATATTTGAAGCATTTGATAAGGGATATAAAAGAATAATACAAGTTTGGAACCGTAGGGCAGGAAAAGAAAAGACAGATATAAATATAGTAGCAAGAGAGATTTTTAAAAAGGTGGGAGCATATTATTATATTTTTCCTACCTACAATCAGGGCAAGAAGATTTTATGGAATGGAGCAGATAAGGAAGGAGTGAGGTTTTTAGAACACTTACCGGAAGAAACAAGACTCCGAACGGTCGGAAATGAAATGTTTATTGAGTTTAAAAACGGCAGTACCTTTCAAGTTATAGGCTCAGATAACATTGATTCCATAGTTGGAACGAATCCTTTGGGGGTAGTTTTTTCAGAATATAGCCTACAAGACCCACAAGCTTGGGATTTTATTAGACCGATACTAGCGGAAAATGGAGGGTGGGCAATATTCAACTTTACTCCTAGGGGCGAAAATCACGCCAAGGAATTATTGGATTATGCTAAGACAGACCCGGAACATTGGTTTGTATCAGTATTGAATGTTGACGATACCAAGACAATGAGCGCCCAAACTTTGGAACAAGAAAGAAGAGAAATTATAGCTAAAAACGGAGATGACAGTATTTTTCAACAAGAATATTACAATAGTTTCACAGCCTCACTGCAGGGAAGTTATTACGGAAAGATTATCGAGAAAATGGAAGAGGATGGAAAGATTACCAATGTACCCTATGAAGCAAACCTACTAGTAGATACCTGGTGGGATTTGGGAGTAAATGATTCAATGTCAATCGGATTCTTTCAGAAACACGGATTAGGATGGAGATTGATTGATTACCTTGAGGGAAGCGGAGAAGGATTGGCATATTATGCTCAGGAATTACAGAATAAGAAATACACCTACGGGAAGCACTACGCACCGCACGACATCGTGGTCAAGGAAATGGGGACAGGTAAATCCAGACTGGAAACGGCTAAAGGGCTGGGAATCAAATTTGAAACGATAATGAGAGCCGATGGGACATTAAAGTCAGCGGTCCCCATGCTCCCAGTAGAAGACGGCATACAGGCGGTCAGAGGCAAGCTTCAGACATTTTACATAGACAAAGAGAAGTGTGCTAGAGCGATAAAAGCCCTGAAGAACTATCACAAGGACTACGACGAAACCAATAAGGTTTACAGAAATAATCCAAAACACGATTGGTCAAGCCATTGTGCGGACATGCTTAGGTATAAATGCACAACGCCTGATAGGGAACAAACAGAATCAAAAATACTTTTAAAAAGAAAACCAACATCTTACGCATAAATTATGGCAACAAAATTAGAAAGATTTTTAACGAACTATCAAAACGGACAGGTTCAAGTATCTGAGGACGTTTCTTATGAACTTCGTCAAACAGTAGAAGAAAACTACCGACTGTTCAATTCTAAGTTTGAGGACGTAAAAGACTCTTCGGGTCTAACCAAGATTTTCTACAACATCTCGTGGGTTATTTACCGCACGATACTTTACGCTTCGGATATCGATATGAAGCACTTGAACTTCCGCTCCTTAAATGGAAAAGGAATCAAGACGCTGGCACTTTTAAAGCTTGCCTTCAAATCGTTTCTTAAGCAGATATTCTTTGGTAAGAAGATTGACGAGATAATGGCTTATATGATTTGGTTCGGGACAGCTGTGACTAAAAGGGTAGACGGAGATGTTTTTCTAGTAGACCTTAGAAACTACGTCACGACTCCTCACGACTCCTCACATTAAAGACCCGCAAGAAAGAGAACACGCTGAAATATGTTTTTATACCTACGACCAGGTAATGAGCCACAAAGACGACTGGAAAGACTTTGAGGACGTAGAGAAAGCCGTAGAGAAGCTGATGGAAGAAGGACAGTCTAAATTCAAAATCATAGAGTTCTGGACATTCGAGGACGGGCATAAGGTTTGCAAGAAATACTTTGACCGCTCTGAGTCAAAACCTGAAGACCTAAACCAAGTAGAAGACTGGAATCCGCATATCGAGGTAGACTCGTTTAAGACTCCTTATAAGAAGCGAAGACCACTTGCAAGACTTAGAAAGAAACTCGGAGAAGAAGAAGAACTGTTCCCGTACGAGCAGGTGGACTTTATGGAAGTCCCTGGACGTTGGATGGCTTTCGGAGTAGGTGAACTCTTGGCTGGGCTGATGGCTCACTACAACGAGAAGTGGAACCTTTACAGGAAGAAAGACATCTTGGACCTTAGAGGAATCTTCGTTCACAAAAGAACCGATACGTCCGATTCGCTGACACAGGAGTTTCTCGATAATCTGGAAACAGGTGACGTGCTTTCCATGAGCGTAGAAGAAGACTTGCAAAGACTTATCATCGACACTAAGACAGGAGAGTTTATAGCTTCAATAGATAAGATTTACGAACTGGCCAGAATGATGATGGGAGTTACAGCTCAAGGAGCAGGAGAGGAGATGCCAGGCACAACAGCTACGCAAGCCCTAATCAACAAACAAGCTCAACAGACGACCTATGACTACGTTAGAGAGAAGATGCATCACTTCCTGACTAGACTGTTCCAAAACGGTTACATGAGAGAAATAATCGAGCAGATAGACGAAGAAGAGATGGTGGCAATCGTAGGAGACCCAAGGCAACTCGTGGAACTGGACAAGTTCTTTGTAGAAAACCTGATGAACCAATGGGCTTTAGACTACAAGAACCAAACAGGAATGTACCCAAGCCAAGAGGTTTACGAACAGGAAACTGCTAAACTACTGCAAGCACAGAATGACCTAGGAGATATGAGATTCCCAGAAATAAAGAAATCCATCCTAAAAGACCTGGAATTCTACATAGGATTTGACCTTACTAATGAAACGATAGACAGGGGAGTCAAGATTCAAAACCTCTTAGCTCTTAAACAGAACACCAAACTATCAACTAAGAGAATAGACGAAGCCGTCCTTGACCTGATGGATGAGAACCCTCTCCAATTCGAAAAGACCGCCGAAGAAAAGCAGGAGGAGATGGAAATGGCTCAACAGCAAATGATGATGGAGCAAGGCGCTAGAGAAGTTCCAGCACCAGTATCTGACGTAGACCAATTTGAAGACGCTAATTCGCCAATGAGATAAATATGGAAATTAAAGTACGGGACCCAAAACTAAAGGCTTTGGAAGAAGCAGAAAAGGAAAAAAACGCCTTGGAGGAGATAAGACGGATGGAGTTCTTTAAGGCAATGAAAGAGCATAAGAGGTTTCAAAAGTACATCGTGGAAGAACTCTTACAAGGTGAGATAGACAAACTGTCAGACCTTAGGAAGTTCACCCAAGAAGCTCTAACCAAAGCCTCGCCAGAAGAAACCCAAAGGGTGATGCTCGCCAACTTAGCCGCAGTCAAAGTTCTTGAAAAAATAAAAGGGAAACTCAGTTAGAGTTCCCATTCAGCCTAACGATAGCAATTAAGCAATCGGGGTTGATAAGTACTCTAACAAACTATGACCGAAGAAAACCAACAGCTCGAAGAGAATGACGTAAAGTCTACGCTCGATGAGACACGCGATTCTGAGGAAGCTTCAACAGACCTGGACAGTCTCTTTGAGGATGACTCTAACGATGATTCGCAAAAAGACGCACCAGTAACGAGGGAAGAATTG